TTTCGTGCTGTGTTTGCTTCTGGCGGCTTTGCTGCTGGCCTACATAGCACCCGTAAAAGCGTGTTAGCCGCTCGGCTGCGACCCGAACGGCTAACATTGTAAATCAATTTTAGCTATAAGGGCCAACCGCCATGTAGCAGCGCCCTCTTTATGTTTATTATACTCACAGGCTCCGGCTTTGTCAAGTGGCAAGGCCGGGGCTTTCATTTTCTATGAGAGGTGAAAGCCAATGACTTTGGATAAGCTCCTGGCTTATTCCGGCGGCGGGCTCTTCGTTCTGCTGACTCTGATCCAGCTGGCCCCTATCAAGGTGAACCCCTGGTCGGCCATTGCCCGGTGGATCGGTAAGGCTATCAACGGCGAGGTGCTGGGCAAGCTGAGGCGGCTGGAAGCCCGCCTGGACGAGCACATCAACACCGACGACAAGCGGGACGCGGACAGCCACCGGGTGAAGATCCTCCAGTTCAACAATGAGCTCCTGCGCTCCATCGACCACACCAAAGAGGAGTTCATAGAGGCGCTGGCCGAGATCGACGCCTACGAGCGCTTCTGCAAGGATCACGAGGATTACCCCAACAACCGGGCCGTGCTCGCCATTGAGAACATCCGGGAGAACTATAAGGAACGGCTGCAGAAACATGATTTTTTGCAGGAAGGAGAGATTCATCATGAGTAACAGCGCTTTAAGCTGCAAGCGGGTGATCAGCCCCAACCGCAATAGCCCACGCAACCACAAAATCGACACCATCACCATCCACTGCGTGGTGGGACAGATGGGGGTTGACGCCTTGTGCAGCGAGTTCAGCAGGGAGTCCAAAGGAGCGAGCTGCAACTATGGCATCGGCTACGATGGCCGCATCGTAACCGTGGTGGATGAGGAAGATCGCTCCTGGTGTACATCCAGCGGGGAGAACGACAACCGGGCCATCACCATCGAGTGCGCCAGCGACGCCTTCTACCCCTACGCCATAAATGCAAACGTCTGGAAGTCCCTCATCGAGCTATGCGCGGACATTTGCAGGCGCAACGGCATTCCGAAGCTGGTGTGGTCCACGGACAAAAATGCGCGTGTCAATCACAAAAATGCTTGTAATCTCACCGTTCACCGGGACTATGCCAATAAATCCTGTCCCGGTGATTACATCTACAACCGCCTGGGCCAGATCGCCAAAGAGGTGAACCAGAAGCTCAGCGGAGTGCCGGCCGGGCCATTTAAGCCGTACCAGGGCCAGGTAAACGCGGACAACGGCCTCAACTGCCGCACGGCCCCGGTCAGCGGCAACGTCATCAAGACCTTCTCCGACGGCACTGTGCTCACCATCACCAAAGAGGACGGGAACTGGGGCTGCTGCGGCCAGGGCTGGGTGCGCCTGGATTACATCACCAAAATCGCGTCGGCCAAAGATTTGGCGGCAAAGGAGGATTCTATCATGGACGGCAAGACCTTCAAGAAAATGTACGACGAGATCAACCCCACCTACAACACCATCGACGAGGTGCCCAGCTACTGGTGGGCCGATATCAAGGAGCTGGTGGACAAGGGCATCATCGGCGGCGTGGGCGGCGGTCGAGTTGGCGAGCCAACTCGGCTGGGCCTGACACACAGCGACTGCAAGGCCGCTGTGCTTGCCAAGCGCATCCGGGAGAAACTGTGATGGCCGCGCACATGAAGGAGCAGGTGGTCAAGACCAAGACCCGGCCCGACTTCTCCAAGCAGCTTATCTCCGACATTCGCTGGCTCCTTTGGGCCGTGACCATGGGTGGGCCTGCCCTGGACGGCGCATGGGGTGGTGTGCTCGTTCTATCTGAACATGGCCAAGTCCGACCACCGGGAGGGCGGCATCACTTTTGAGAGCGCGAAAGCAAATAGCTTCGCGACAGACGAAAACAGCATCGACGGCCCGATGGGCTAGGAGGGAAATCATCATGAATGTATTTTTGACAACTTTACTGCAGGCCGTTCTGGTGGCCGCCGTACCCGTGTGCGCGGCGTTCATCGGCAAGGGGCTCAAGGCACTGGCAAACTATCTTGGCGTTAAGTCCGAAAGCGCCACGGCAAAAAGGTTTCTGGAGGCTGTGGCCGACGCGGTGAGCACCGCCGTCACCTACACCAGCCAGACCTACGTGGACGCGCTGAAGAAGTCCGGCGAGTTCACGGAGGAAAATCAGAGAGAAGCCCTGAAAATGGCAATCGCGGAGGCGAAGAGCCTCTTAACCGCTGAGACGAAAGTCTTTCTCGAGGAGTATTACGGAAAGCTCGACGACTACCTTGAGGGGCTGATCGAGGCCGAAGTTCGCAACCAGAAAATGGGTGTTGTCACTCTGAGTGCATCGTAAGAAACGTACGACATCGCACGCGTGTGTTTAACTTGCTCAGGTAATCCCGCGGAGTGCGTTCTTTGCACCAATGTTACGATTTATGCCTAATCCTAACTTGCTGGTAACTTGCAGCAAACTTAGAACAACTTGGAACAAAGCCCCCGGCTTTCCCTTTTCATTGGGAGGGCCAGGGGCTTTTTTGTTTTAGTGAATTCGGCAGGCGCTATTTCGATAGGATACGGTATACCCACCTCGTTCTCCACGGGAAATTTTCACATCATCCTTGCAGATCCGCTTGACACCGAGCCGCTCCCGAATCACCCGTTTTGCAACCTCTATAGCCTGCGCAGGAAGCGGCTTATTTTCGTCGGAATGCTTGGCTCTGTATCTGGAAAGTCGGAGAGCACCTGCTGCCTCGGCCTCTTCCAGATTGCCGTAGAACTTCCCACTCCTGCGGCTTTCGCCAACCTGGTAAAACCGCTCCTGCCGCAGCACTTCCAGATGATTATTCCAGATGGTATGCCATCCGCTGTCATCGTGAGGGGTTACCCGGTCTTCCTCCGGCACACGCCCCACGGCGATCTCCACGCCGGTCAGGCTGCACAGGCTCTCACAATCATCGAACCGGCGGACCAGCACCCGGAGTATTTCATTTCCATTGGTCAGGTCGATGCTGGCGATTTCGCCCTGGCTGCCAGTCATCGTGGCTGTATTCATCGTGTACCCTGTGGCAATGTACTCGGAAACGATTTCGGTAAAGCGCTTATTGATATCAATGTATTTCATGATTTTTCCCTTTCTGGCCTGCCATCTTCAGCACCGGGAGGCCATTCCTCGGTGAACGCCCCCAGCGGAGCGTTTCGGCTGTTTATCGTTCTTCGCCCCACTCTTTGACTGCCTCGGGGCTGCACTCGATATAGGCCCCGCAGATATCTCGAAAACGAACTTCTGTGATGAGCTCCGAGCCCCACTTGACCGTTCTGGTGCCAATGTATACCGCCCTCCGGCTGGCCCATCCACACCAATATTTCTTTCCAACTACCAGGTTTTCCAAAGTCATTTTTGTGTTCCCCTTTCTTTTATCTTGTCCCTATATTACCATACGTTTGAAGTGTTTTCAAAAGGCTAAGACGCACAAACATTCGCCGGGTTTCCTGGTGGTAATGGCAGCAAAAAGGAGCGGCCCACGAGCTGGCTTGCCAACTCGACCGCTCCCCGCTTTATTCTTCCTCCCCCTGGTATCGGTGGATATTCCCCAAAATGTGCTCCTGCTCCTCCCGGCTCAGCCCCAACCCCTCCAGCGCCTCGCGGGTGCCACAGTCCGGACAGATAAGCTGTGTGCTGTCCCGGGAGATAGCAGGGGCGCCCCGGCAGGGCTTGCCGCATTTGGGGCAGACCGTCACCTGGTATAGGTTACCACTCGTTTCTTTCACGCGCCATCACCTCCCTCGTGTATGCCCTGGCCTCCAGCAGCGCCTCGGGGTCAAAGCCAAAGTCCCGGTAGCCTACCTCGCAGATGTCCATATACCGGGTGGTAGGCAGTCCCGCCAGATGCCCATCGTTCATGAGATAAACAAAAGCCTCCACTTGCCGCTCCTGCGCCGTTTTAAGGCCGGTATAAGTAATAGGCAGGGTTTCTTTACGGTAGAACACAGGGAAGCCCTCGTAGCGGTCCAGGGCCGCCTCGTCAGCCTCTGTGACAGCCCATACTGCCACAGGAACAACATAGTCGGGGGCCGGTTCAATAGTAAGATAGTTCCCGGATCCGCTCCCACGGAAAAGCAGCCGCCAGCCCTCCAGCTGGGCGGTACCCACAGGCCGGGCAGTGGGGCAGCGGTACGCCATCTGCTCCCGGTTCAGATTGCTTCTATAAGCAAGGTAGTATTTTTTCACGGTTCAACATTCCTTTCAAGTTTATTATAGCACAGTTGCAAAGTTGAAAAACGGAGTTTTTCAATCTTTTTACCACGTCGAAAGCCCGCTCTTTGGCGGGTTCTCGGCATGGGCATAGCAGTTAACTACGTTAACTGCACCTAAGTCCTTCAAGCGGCTGGGCGGCTGGTGTGCCGGAAAGCGGTGTCGCCGCTCAGGCGCCGGGTAAGGATTTCGCGGGCCGTTTTGAATTCCTCCCCGATGAAGCCCAGGCGGAGCAGCCAAGTCCTCATTGCGTACCGGGGGTTTTCGTTCTGCTGGGGCCGGGGGCTGGCGCTCTTGGCAACCTTCGCCATCTGGCTCAGGGCCAAACACAGCTGGATGTAGGTCTTTAGCTGGCCGGCGTGGATCCCGCCCCTGCGCCCCTTGCCGGGGTTGTCGAACTGGAAAAGCCGGAATTCAACAGTGCCGTGGGTAAAGGTGGCGTGGAGGTTCAGCATATGGTAGCGGCTGGAATTGTAGTGGTTTCCCCGGCCCCAGTCGGCGTTCTGGCTTTCATACCACACATCGGACAGGGCCGCCATCGTGCTGGGCTTTTCCCGATTCAGCCGCTCCAGGAAGCGAGGATCAACGGTTCTACAGTAGTCCTCCATCCGGCCCTGGTCGAGATTCAGGGCGCTGGCCAGCAGGCTCTCGTGGCTTGCCATCAGGTTCGCCAGGTTCCGCAGGGAAGCGGGGGTATGGCCGTTGGCTCCGATGTGGATATGCACCCCACAGCCGTGGGCCGGATTGCTGATGGCACCGGCGTGGCGGAGCTGGCGGGCGATTTCCTGCAAGTCCTCCAGGTCGTCATAGGTAAGGATCGGGGTGCCCAGCTCGGTCTTCTCGGAATCGCGGGCGGCGCGGATGCTGGAGTCCCGTGTGATTTTCCACACCCGGCCTTGCCGGTCCTGGCAGCTCCAGGAATCGTAACTGCCAGCCTCGTGCCGCACAGTGCGCTCAGTGCCAAAGTATTTCGCAACCACCTTAGCGGCCTGCTGGCGAGTGATCCCGGCCATTTCGATTTCCACACCGATGGTTTGCTTCTTCATGTCCTCGACCATTTTAGCAAGTTTCGCGTTCATTTTGTTTCCCTCCGTGGTTTGATTGTGGCTGTATATTGCCATGCAATCGCCGTAATTACAAGAGGCTAAGGCGCACAAACTTTCGCCTTGATACCTGGTGCATATGCCGGCTTGACAAAACCACGCATTTGAGGGATAATAGAGTAAAATGGAGAAGGGGGCTCTCATAATGAGGCGTATGACATACAAAGAGGACATGACTCCAATGGACAAATTGTGCATTGAAAAGGGTATCACCCGGCGGGAGCTGGCAAGGCAGAGCGGGGTGCCGATCCGCACCATAGAGGGCTGGGCCAAGAGAACGCGCACCAGCCCGAACGTCTACCAGCTATACAAGGTGGCACAGGTGCTGGGGTGCCATATTGAGGACCTGTTGGAGCTGGACAGGATAGCGCAGGAGGAAAGCGGCAGGGAATAGCAAGGGGGAGTCAAATTTGACTCCCCCTTTGTGTATTTCTTTAGGCCGTCATATAGTCGTACAGTTTGGCCTTAAGGACAATCAGCTGCGCTTCAGCCGCCTCGGCTCTGGCCTTGTACTCGTCCCGCTCCTCGGCCAGCTGGCCCACCTGCACGGTGCGCTGGGCCAACTGCTCCCCCAGCTCCTGGGCGTGGTCGACCGGGTTCCCGGAAAAGTCGTTCTCGATATTCTCCTCCGCGATGGCGAACACGCCGCGGAACGCGGTGGCAATGTAGCTTTTCGGCCCCAATTCGGCCACCATAGCCTTGATCTGCTGCAGGACTCCCCGCTCCTGGTCTTTGGTGGCCATTGTGGCCTCGCTGGTGTTTTCAGTACACATTTTTTTATTTCCTCCTTGATTTTTGGTTCCTGCTCTGCTAAAATCAAGGTAGCCGGGGGAAAGACATTGGCTTGCGCCAAGTCTGTTTCCTCCGGCCCGCCTTGTTTGAGGCATCGGAGGATAGCGGGGGGCATTGGCGTGTGTACCGCTATCCTGATTTTTTCACCCCTTCCCGCCTCGAGATTATATGCAAAAGAAAAAGCACCCGGTTATTACCGAGTGCTTTTCTAATTGCCTTATTCTTTGGGCAACATCATAGCCAACACGAACGCCGGACCTACAAAATAAATTGTGGCGGGGTTCGTATGACTCTGGTATGGCAGGGGCAGAAGGATTCGAACCCTCGGCACGCGGTTTTGGAGAACGGTAATAATAATTTTAACCTGTTTTAAGGTGTTTTAGAAAGTGTTATGGAATACCGAAAAATGGCTTAAAACCTAGGCTTTTGACGTTTTCCAAGTTTTAGAACTTTTCTGAATCTGCAATTTTTCTGCACGTTTGATAGAAAATGTGATAGAAAGAATCCAATAACTTGATAGAAGGCTTTTATATCCGCTTTACCTGATTTTTATTACTAGAATATCACTTTGCCAAAATTGTAAATGCGAAAGCCAAAGGAGAGCATCAAAAATGAATACGACCAACAATAAAATCAGCGTAAAGGAAACGGCCTTCGGCCAGGATATGCTAGAGGTGCTGATTGAAAAGCAGCTCCAGCAAGCTAAGTTCCGGGAATTAGACGTTCCGCAGGCTATCAAGACAATGAAAAGCCATCTTGTCAGCAAGTTCGCACCACAGAAAGGCGAGTATCCGTCTAAACTACGCTTTATGTACCCCACCTATTTTGATTCTGCTAGGGTACTGGTAGCGGAGTATGTGGCAGAGTTTTTCCTAACCGGGAAGATTGCTTTTTCTGAATTGAATACGAACTCATGGGAGTACATCGACCACGAAATCCGTCAGATTGTTTTGACGGAAACCGAGGCAGATATGCTCTTGCGAGTGCTCAGAAAGGTTCAGAAACCCGACCATGATATGTGTTCCAGATGGGAGAATCCGGCTGATCGTGAACGCTGGAAAGCACATATTCAGGCAGTGTACAACGTGATAAGTCAGCTATAATAGCCCTACTTTGGCCCTGATGACTTCGGTTATCAGGGCCATTTTTTGTGCTTATAGAGTTGGCAGAGAGGAGGAATCGTGAAGATATACAGAAATTCAGAGCATTATTGTGACCCAACATCCGGACAGGCTTTAGATAATATTATGCAGGAGCGCCACGAGGAAGTCAAAAAGGTGATTTGCGAATTGCGGCGTTTAGCTGAATTATCCAGCTTTTCGATTGTGGAAAGGGTGGTGCTAATGGATAATCTTACCGGAAAAATTTATCGGTAGAAGGAAAAAAGGAGATGATAGTTTGAGCAAAACTGAACTGGAATATATGCGCCCCCAGACCGCTAGGGGGTACCGCTATCTCTCGGTTCCGAAGGAGCTTTTGGAGAATCCGGCGTTCTCTGGGCTGGACTATGGCGCGGTCATTTTGTACGCAAAAATGCTGGAAAGAGCCGGTCTATCCGCTCAACACGAGGACAAGTTCACCGATGAAAATGGCCGTCTTTTCATCATCTATACCGTTGAACAGATGGAAAAAGACATTCAGCGCTCACATCCCACAGTAATCAAATTCACCAAGCAGTTAGCTGATATTGGGCTGATTGATAAGGTAAAACAAGGACAGGGAAAGCCTGCTAGAATCTACATAAAGGACTTTACTTCTGTGGATTCTAGCGCTCAAAGACTGCCAGATTTTAACGTCTGCAAGTCAGAGAATTTGACTTCTTGCAGTAAAGAAAATGAACTTCTGGACGTTAAAAATCTTTCACCTATAGAACTTAATAATAAAGAACTTGAGAATAAAGACCTTATCCTTCCTACCTTCCTTCCAGAAACCCAGGAATATGAAGTAAACGAAATGACGGAGAAAGATGTTGAGGAATTGCAGGCTGACGTGCGTTCGCAAATCGAGTACACAGTGCTTTGTGAAAATTACGAGGAAGATTTGGCGGACGAAGTCGTGGAGATCATCACGGAAACTCTCTGCCGGGACGGGCCGGAAATGAAGATTGGAGGCACAGTATTTCCAATGGCGCTGGCGAGGAAACATATGCGCTCTTTGACCTATGAGCACGTTTCCTATGTGCTGGATAACCTAGGGAAAGCTGGGCCGGTACATAACCCACACAGGTATTTACTGGCGCTTTTATTCCATGCTCCGGCTTCATGTAGCACCGCAACACAGGCAATGTATAACGCAAATAATTGAAATTCAAGGAGGATTTCATCATGAAAAACAAGTATGATACACTGGAAAACGAGTACAAGAATACCGCAAAAGAACTGGCCCTGATTACCGGCTGGACACCACAGCAGGCCGAAAAAGTGCTGGCCTTGGTAGCCGGATTTTCCAAGAAAAGGGCGGAAACGGTTGCCAAGGAGCAGCGCCAAATTCAGAAAAATTCGCGGATTGCCGCCACAAAAAAGCTGCTGAAGAACTACCGAAACCTGAAAGTTTCCCTGAAATGCGGCATGGAACACAACCTGAAATTGCTGGAGGATTACGAATACCAGCGCCTGATGGAGAAGGAAGAAAGCGTCCGAAACCAGAAATTGACCTCTATGGCGCTCCTTACTGCCTCAAATCAAGTGCTATGGGCGCGCTTAAATGCAGCACTGGACTGTTTCAAAGAGATGTGCAAGAACGAAACCAGCCCTTCCGCTCAGAGGGGTTATAAGCTCATTTATGCCCGCTATCTTTGCGATACTCCGATAAGCATATCCGCTATTGAGGAGCGTTTTGCGATTGAACATTCGACATTTTACAAGAACTTAAATCGGGCGGTTGCTACGCTGAGCGTGATTCTTTTCGGCAGCGAAAGCGCCGAAGATTTCTGCTGGGGCGAGGATTCGTAAGCGGCTTTCGGCCGCAAAAAGGGGCCGAAAGCCCAAAAGTACTTAAAACGAAAATTTTTGAGTTTTAAGTACGCGCCAGCATCGCATTTGTAGGACAACGTGTCAGACATTCTGTCCGACACTTGCCATCAAATGCCCGCTTGCGCGGCTGGGTAGGGGTACAGCCCCTACAACCCTACTGGTGAAAGCACCGGCGGTTTTAGAGCCGCACTGTTACGCGCAGAAAGGAGATGATTATATCAATACAAGCAGAACAAAGAAACTGAGCCTTCGGCTGAGCGAAAAGGAGTACAAGAGGATTACAAGACGTGCTAAGTCTTGCGGGCTTACCAAGTCGGCTTATGTTCGTCAGCTTATCATTGGATATGAGCCAAGAGAATCACCGCCTGCCGATTACTTTGCTATGACCCGAGAGTTAAAAGAGATAGGCAACAATATGAATCAACTGGCTTTTATGGCGAACGCTACTGGCCTGATTGACGAGGCTACCTATTATGAGAACGTGATTCATCTGCGGGACAGCTTATTACGTATTGAGGAAAGTGTTGTTGGCAAGAACAGATAGTATTATAAACAAAAGACCTGTGCATTTCAAATTACATCGCTACCATTATCGTTAGAATGTGCTATTGACAATTAGGGCTTGTTTGAAAATAGAGGAAATGACGGAATTTTGACCAGAAGCGGTCAGCTTCAAGGAGAAAACCGCAAGGAATACTTGCGTATTACGAGGATTTTCGACGCAGAAGATGGCTGCTTCTGGGTAAAAAGACGGCGTTTTCGATTTTTCAAACAAGCCCTAGGTTATTTGTATTTTAATCCAGACGTAGTAATAGAATATGAGTGAAGATAGAATGAAATAAGCAAATTTATTATTTCTAGCAAAATCTTCAAAACACCCAATTTATACTGTCCATTGACAATTTGATCTAAAGATAATACGTCATTTTCAGGCGTAAGATAGCCTTCCGGAATGACAATTTTTTCACATTGATATAGTTTGTCGAAATTTTCATAATAGAATTTGTATGCGTATTTGATATCGCAAGGCCATATTCCACTGTAGTTTAATTTCATTGCTAGATCATAGCACTCATCTTGCCGAGTATAAACAAAATCGTATCCAAATGCCAAAGCTTTTTGAATTGAATATGTTTTATGAGCAAAGTAAGTAACACCATTTTTGGTGGTTCCCTGAATCATAATTTGCATTTTCGGGATACCTTGTCTATGTTCTATTTCTTTAATTTTCTCTTGCAGTTCATAGCTATCAGATTCTGAGAGCTCTAGGTATCTTATGCCGCGAGCTAATGAAAGATTCTGGATATCGGGATCTGATTTTAATTCCCATTCGAAGGGAACTTTATTGACCCCTCGTTCGGTTTCTTTATTGGAGTCGTCCTGTAGCAAAAGTCTAAGTTGTACATCATACAAATAATTTTCCTTTTGCAACATGATCCAGTATCTAAACTTCATTCTATTTTTGCTATATATCACATATTTCGAAAAGAAGATAGGATTGAGAGGTTCCAAAAATTTAACTAGAAAATTTCCAAGCCAAGAAATAAAGAATATGTCACGAATAACTAACTCTGAAACAAACAAGTGCTTCGGAATGGATATATCAGTTGAATTTCCCCAAAATGTGTTTATGCTTGCATTAAGCGGTGAAGATATTTTATAATTGGAGTATATTAAAGCAAAAAATGCTATTTGCATTCCCATGACAACCAAGTATACAACCATGTATTCTACAATCCTAATTATCTTTTTTAGTATTTGCTTAAAAATAATCATGCATTAATACACCCTTACTTGGAATCACGTTGTTGAAAAACTGTGAAAACACTCTTGCTTTAAAATATTATACCACATGCAGAATTTGAAGTAAAGCCATGAAATATATCAAAGTAAAGGGCTGGATTCAAGTAAGAAAGTTATACTAATGCCAGTGACCTGATTAACGAGGCCACTTACAATGAAAACGTGATTCACTTGCGGGATTCTTTGCGGCGCATTGAGCAAACGGTAATTGGTACAGGCTATGATAGTTAGAAATGCAAATTTTCCCTTCCTCTTGCTGCTAATGTCATAATTGCATTATAAGCTACATTTTTCGAGCGCTGTTGCCGATATTATAAAAAACAAGAAAAAAGTCTTGCTCATGACGTAACGTAATGAGTTATACTATTCGCAGGAGGTAGTTTAAGCGTGGAAAAATATAGAGCTATCCCACAGGGATATTTGACGGTGGGCGAGGTTGCAAAAAAGATGGATGTTACAGTCCGAACATTGCAGCATTACGATAAAGAAGGGTTACTCTCGCCGTCAGCCGTGAGTGATGGAGGCCGCAGACTTTATACTGACAAAGATATTGTCAAACTGCACCAGATACTGTCCTTGAAACATTTAGGGTTTTCCTTGAATGACATCAGAGACAGACTGATTCCACTGGACGATCCGGCGGATGTGGCACAAATTCTTTCAGAGCAAGCAGCTACAATACGCAATAAGATAGCAAACTTGACAGAATCGCTGTCGGAAATTGAGGCGCTAAAAACAGAAGTGCTCGAAATACAGACGGTGGACTTCAAAAAATATGCGGATATCATCGTTAATCTGGAAATGAAAAATGATTTTTATTGGCTTATCAAGCATTTTGACGGAGAAACCTTGGATCATATCCGCAGCCGGTTTGATAAGGAAAGCGGTATCGCGTTTCTGCAAAAATTTCTACATCTCCAGGACGAGGCAATTCGGCTCCAGAATGCGGGCGTACCCGTGGAAAGCCCGGAAGGACTGCAATTCGCAAAAGCCTATTGGGATATGATTTTGGAGTTCACAAACGGGGATGCTACCATGCTCCCGAAACTCATGCAAATAGGAGAAAGTGATGAATTCAATCAGGAATTGAAGCAGATGCAGGCCAAAGCAAATGCTTTCATTGAACCGGCATTGGGTGCGTACTTTTCAAATTCGGGGATAAATCCATTCCAGGAGGAAACAACATGACGGACGCATTACAAGTAAGAGGATTGCGTAAAAGCTATGGAAAAAAAGAGGTACTAAAGGGTATTGATTTGTGCATACGCAAAGGGGTTATTTTCGCTTTGCTCGGCGTAAATGGCGCGGGAAAAACAACAGCGCTTGAATGTATTGAGGGCTTACGAAAGTACGATAGCGGCAGTATCGCTATAAATGGACGTATGGGTATTCAATTACAATCGGCTTCTCTGCCTGTCCATATCAAGGGAATAGAGGCTGTTCACCTTTTTGAAAAATGGAACAAGGTATCGGTCAATACCTCTATGCTAACGGCGTTAGGTGTAGACAATCTGGCGAACAAACAGTATCAGGAAATGTCGACCGGGCAGAAACGGCGGCTTCATTTGGCCCTGGCTTTAATCAGTGATCCCGATATTGTATTCCTTGACGAGCCGACCGCCGGACTGGACATTGAGGGACGGATTTCTCTCCACGAGTATATCCGCACTCTGAAAGCCCAAGGAAAAACGATTTTGTTAGCCAGCCATGACATGGCCGAAGTAGAGAACCTGTGTGACAATATCGCAATTCTGAAAGACGGCCGGATCGCATTCGCGGGAACTGTGAGCGAACTGACGAGGGCGGTCGGAAAACATTATAATATCTGTATAAAAACAAGCCAGGGAATGGAAAAGTTTGAAGTGGATAACATAGGAGAAAGTTTGATTTCTATATTGAAAGGCTATCATGAAAAAGAGATAGAAATTCAAGATATCCAGGTAAACCGTGGTTCTCTGGAACAGCATTTCGTAAAGATAGCAAGGGGGGAGTAGGAATGAGCGGATTTTTATATGGAGTCGCATTGCAGTGGAAACTAGACTTGCGAAGCAAAACAATGTTGATTACGTGCTATGCTGTTCCGCTTATGTTTTTCGCGGTTATGGGAGGAATTTTTACATCCGTTATGCCAGATAGCCGCGAAACTTTGATTCAGTCCATGTCTGTATTTACTGTCACTTTGGGTGCGCTGATCGGATTGCCTCCCTCGCTTGTGGAAATATACAGGAGCGACGTGAAGAACGCATATCAAGCGAATGGCGTACCTCTGTCATTAGGATTATTTTTGACGAACATTTCAGCGTTTGTCCATCTGCTCATCATGAGTTTCATCCTTTATGTCATTGCGCCGGTTGCCTTTGATGCAAAAATCCCGGCGCATCCAGGGACATACTTTGTTGGACTGATTACTCTGATTGCTGTATCGCTGAGTGTTGCCAGCATTATCGGATTGGCTGTAAAAAATACGGCAAATACATCTATGCTATCTATCCTATTGTTTCTTCCTTCAACTATGCTCTCAGGGATTATGTTTCCAAGCAATATGCTTCCCAAAGTATTTGTGATAGCTGGAAAATTATTTCCCGCCACATGGGGGTACGCATTTATGACAGAAAGCAATTTTACTTGGCACAACCTTTTGCCTTTATTTGTGGTCTTGATCATAGCCGTGCTACTGTGCGGACTTTTGCTGAAAAGGGTTGAAACACGATAAATATGAACGAACAGTTTGCCCAGCGGTGGGAATGAAAGATACCGTTGAGCGGAGCAGCTGTCTATGTTCGGACTATCTTCGGTTGCGGCAGTTTTGAGAAATCAGAACTGCCGCTTTTTTGATTAAAAGGTATATAGAAGGGACGCCAGGGGTTGCGGTGATTTAGGGACACGCTAATATTACAGTGTTGATAGAGTTCGGGTAAATCTTTTCAAAACTTTTATAAAGAGGACGTTAGGTGTCCAGTTTATAGTTTATCCTTTGTGGAAAGGAGCAAAGGGAGGAGATGAGCGCATGAGTTCCGTTGAGCAGCGGCAAGCATTGCTTGAAGTCCTTCGCTGCCGACGGTTCGATACTTATGCGAATCTTGCGTTTGAATTTGGGGTATCAGCACGGACGATTCAGCGCGATATTCAAATACTCATGTGTTCATATCCAATCGAAACAGTTAGAGGTCGCTATGGCGGCGGTGTGAGGGCTATGACCGATTTATCTTTGGAGGGTTCATCTTCCAAACGCACCCTAAATGCTGAGCAAACAGAGTTGCTTGTGCGGATTCGGAAATCGCTCTCAGGCAGTGACATAGACACTCTTGATAGTATTTTGAGCCAATTTGCTCCTTGACCTACATACTGGACATTGACAACGGAATATCACAGCACACAAGTGTTACATCCTGCCATGCCATTCAACCGCCAAGACTGCAAACCCCTTGCACAAGCGAAACCTTGAGAGCAGCCGGCCCCGGCAAGGCCGTAACTGCGGGATGTACCGCAAATAACCCGTACCGCAGGGTCAAAGGGGGGTACTGGTAGATCGGCTTGGGCAGCTTAGTCAACTGTCGCCACCGTCCACTGGTATCGCGCCACGCGCCAACGTGGGTTTGTGTGCTGTACCTTATACCGAAAGTAAAGGAAGTGTGCCATATGGGAAATGCTATGTTTAGCAATTACCCGGATGTCGTATCAGTAGATGATTTACAGACAATGCTCCACATCGGCAGAAATGCCGCTTATAGCCTACTGCAAAGTGGGGCAATCTCTACGGTGAGGGTGGGGAAGAGGTATATAATTCCGAAAGCCAGCGTGATTGACTTCTTGGGCTTGAATAAGGGCGCGAAACCTGCTATAATGAATCCATCAGGTAAAGCGTGTGAAAGCCTCGAAAGGAGTAAATAAATGGCAATCACGGGCTTTGTAACAACGAAAGGCGGCAAATATTATGCCGTCCTGAATCTCCATGACGAGAACGGAAAGCGCAAGCAAAAGTGGTTCTCCACCGACCTACCGCTGAGAGGGAACAAACGTAACGCTGAAAAGATTCTGCGCACCTTGATAGACGAGTGGGAGGCTAAGGAAGTGCCTTACTGCCAGCTAACCTTTGCTGATTACCTAGAGCGCTGGATCAAGCGGGCTGGGGCGAACATCAAGCCCAATACCTACCGCACATACCAAGCGATGGTCGCTAATCACATAGTGCCGTATTTCAAACAGCACCCGGTATTGTTGCAAGAATTGAAACCCACAGACCTGGACGCGTATTACCAGGCCAAACAACAGCCAGGGAGCAAACAGAACGGTAAAGGTACGCTGTCGGCTATGTCTATTCGGCACCATCATCAGGTGATTTCCAAGGCGCTGAATGACGCGGTGCATGACAGCCTAATTCAGTTTAACCCCGCTGCAACCGCAAGAAAGCCGAAGGCCGAGCGCTACAATGCCAGTTTTCTCAACCCGGCAGAGATAGACACCCTGCTGGCCCTGTTTACAGGAAACGTGGTGGAACTGCCGGTCAACTTGTGCGCCGTATACGGCTTTCGCCGGAGCGAGGTGCTGGGCCTAAAGTGGGAGCATATCGATTTCGAGAACCGCACTCTGACGGTCACAGAAACGCTCCAGCAGGGCGTTAAGGGCAATTATGTGGACACTCCAAAGACCAACAGCAGCTACCGCACCTTGCCCATGACAGACAGCGTGTACGCGCTCCTAAAGACACAGAAACGCGACCAGGAGCGCATACAGGCTGCTCTCGGCAAAGGGTACATACAGAGCGACTATGTATGCACCTGGGCAGACGGAACGGTTATATCACCCAACTATCTGTCCCGCACGTTCCATAACATCATTTCAAAAAGCAGCTTATCTAGTGTCAGACTTCATGACTTGAGGCATAGTGCGGCCAGCAATCTGCTAAACATGGGCTTTTCCATCGTCCAGGTACAACAGTGGCTGGGCCACGGCAGCGCGTCCACCACGCTGAATTTCTACGCCCACGTCGATAAAAATTCCAAGCTGGACATGGCCGCTGCCATGGAGAAGGCCATCTATCAACCCACCTGATGGATTGGGTGATAGAAAATTGATAGAAAAGCCGCTGGAAACTGATAGAAAGAAAAAAAGAGAACCCCGGAAACCCTAGAGTTTCCGGGGGAAAATTGGCAGGGGCAGAAGGATTCGAACCCTCGGCACGCGGTTTTGGAGACCGCTGCTCTACCAGCTGAGCTATACCCCTATCTATTCTCTTGTTCTTTTATAGTATACCACTCTGCAAAAGAAATGTCAACAGCTTTTTTCCACGCATAGCTGTTACCTATGCGCTGATGAAAAAATGCAAGGACATCATCCTTGAAACCGACATTGGCAACGATCTGCGCCTGAA